ATGCAGGTTTTGCATCTGGTATTGTAGACAATGTTTTCGGTGCTGGCACAGTTGATGGAGAGCAACTATATGAAATTGCTTTAGATACGTCTTCGATTAACAATACATTCAAGATTGCATCTAAAACAGAGTTAACAGAAGACTTTGATAATGGTCTTACTGTTGGAGATCGTATCAATGTGTTTTCCACAGAAGGATTTTCTTCTACAGGCAGATTTATAATCCGTGGGGAAGAATTTGAGTATAATGATAAAAGTGTCACTCAGTTTCTAGTTAGCGACAGAGAAAGCAATATTGTTTATGCTGCTGGAGAATCTGTTTACAGTTTTTCTACAGTTACCTCTGGAAACGTCAAGCTTCTAGTCCTTGGTGTCCTTTATAACTTGAGCACTGATGCTCCTGTTCCTTATTCTGAGGAAGGAGATCGCATTCAGGTATCTGGTGCAGGTTTCGAGACCAGAGATCCCATTATTATGACTCCACAGAATACCATTCGTTGGATTCTGAGTCAAGAGAATGCTGAAGCAGCAAATCCTACTATTCAGTCTCAGATTGGAGATCTGCCTGGTGATGTTGCTGCTGTTTATGAAGATAGCAACTATTACTACATCTGTTCGTCTTCTTTCCCAACTAGACCTATTCTTCTTGCAAATACTCAGCAGAAGTTGCAAGATCAGAAGACGATGAGGTTGATTCGTAAGAATCCTCAAGTTATTACTGAATCGTATAAAACAACACAAAGAGATGTTGGCATCTTAGTTGATGGAACTCTTGCTTTCAGTTATAGAGATTTTGATCAAGTCAAATTTGGTCCTATCACCAAGTTCAATATTTCACAAAAAGGTGCTGGATTCCAGGATCCCCCTAATGTTCTGATTAACAATATTCCAGGAAGAGCAAGATCTTTCCTAGCAGGTGAAGTTGTTGACAGTATTGAACTTCTTGATCAGACTGTATATACTGTTCCACCAACTGTAACTATTACTTCTGGTAGAAACGGAAAAGCATCTGCTACTGTTACTTTTGGTAGAATTACAAGTATTCAAGTAATTGATGCTGGTGAATACTACACTACACCACCTACAGTAAGAATTATCGATCGTCTTGGCAAAGGTCGTTTTGCAGAATACAATACTGTTTTAGCAAATGGCAAAATTGTTGACTTTGAGCAAGTAGACGAAGGTAAGTTCTACTCCAAAGGAAATGTGATAGTCGATATTCTACCTGTTGGTGATGGAGCAGCAGCAACATCTGATATCGTTACATATACCAAAGATCGCTATAAGAAACTGCAGTCTGAGTTAGACTCATCTAATGGTTATGCATTCCAGAACTACAATCCTACTAAAGGGTATGGTTATGGTATTGTTGCCAATCCTTCTGATCTTAGAACTGATCTGAATGATGATGGAACTTCACACTCTCCTATTTTAGGATTTGCTTATGATGGCAATCCAATTTATGGTCCTTATGGTTATGAGAACCCTCTAGACACTAGTAGTGCTGTCAGCAGACTGTCATCAGCATATTATCTGAAGGGCAACAGACTTGGCGGTCCAAATCCATCTGAGTTCCCACTTGGAACTTTTATTGAAGATTATGAGTGGAGACCTAGCACTCAGACTGGTAAATTAGAATTAGACGAAAACAATGGAAGATTCTGTGCAACACCAGAATATCCAGCAGGAGTCTATGCATACTTTATTACTATCGATATTAATGGCGATCCTGCATTCCCATATATCCTAGGATCAAATTATTACTCACTACCTGTTGATTCTAACTATAATGCAGATCTATCTCAGGATGATTTACCAAAGTATGCCAAGAGACTAAAAACTCTAGGAATGCCTAGCAATGGTGGTAATACTATTCTGAAGATCAACAAAACCACTAGTGGTAGTATTTCTGCATTGAATGTAGAGGATTCTCCAGCATCATTCAAAGTTGGCAATAGATTCATTGTTAATAACACTGGAACCGAAGGATCTGGAGCAGCTGCGATTGTCGCAGAGGTTACTGGTAAGACTGTTACATCACTCAAATCAAATGATCTAGATCCTACTAATACTCTAGCAGTCTCTTATATTGAGACTATTGCCCCTTGCTATCTGTTTGAAGGAGATACTGTTACTCAAGAAGATAGCAACTACACTGGTAGGGTTATCGGAGACATTTCTAATAGAAATGAGTTTGTTCTTGAGAATGTATCAGGAACATATCAGTCTGACAAAAATTTAAACTCTTCTAGCAACATTATCAGTATTATCTTGTCTGGTAATGGATCGTTTAGTGCAGAAGCAACACTACTCTTAACAGATGGCGATGATGATGTCATTGCTAGAGGTAGAATCCTTGAGTCTGTATCAAACCAAAACTCTATTAGAGTCGAAGTGACTCAAGGAGAGTTTGTTGTTCCTGAAAGTGCTACTAAGAACTATTTTCTCCAGAGCACAGTTCTTGGAGATACTGTAGGTCTAGAAGTTGTCATCTACAACGAACTAAGTAAGAACATCCAAGCATTTGTTGTGGATAACAACTATGCTTTGGTATCTACATCCGAACCACACAATGTTGGTGTTGGTAGTGCTGTAAATATGGATCTTATTCCTAGTGTGGCAGATACTACAACAACTTATTATGTAAGAAAGAGATTCTATCAACAGATTACACTGAGAGCACCTTCTTTCACTTCAGTCATGACTGATAGTGGTGTTGGCAAGTCAGAAGTTCTTAATGGTGGTATAGCATATCAAGCAGGAACATATGAAGATGTTGAACTTATCTTTTTCGATCAAAGCAAGGTAAGAACTGATATTGGATCTGTTGGAGATCCTGATAATGCGAAAGCAACTATTGTTGTTAGTGACTACAACAATACTGGATATGGCAGTGTCAGTATAGTTACTGTTACAACTAAAGGACAGAACTACATTAAGGGTGACATCCTATCAGTTGCTGATGCATCTCTCAATAGATTAGATTCTACCAATTCAACCCAAAGGTTGGCATTGGAAGTTGATCATGTTGGTTTCTCTTTAACTAACACCGTATTACAACTAAGAAGTATTCAGAAACTGTCTGAGAATGACTATCTGCAAATTAATAGTGAGATTGTAAAAGTCACATCTATTGACAATAATGCAAGAACTGCTACTGTTCAAAGGGGACAGTTTGATACTGTTGTCACCAATCACTTTGATAATACTACAGTAAGACTGTATAACGGCATCTACAGATTCCAAGAAGACTCAAGACCTCTTGGCGATGGTATCAATGATCCATATATTATTGATTATGATGCAACCACTCAAGAGGTAACTCTAGCATACAACTATGATGCTCCCTCTCCTAGAGAAGTTACTAACAGTAGTATTTTCCAGGATGATAGTTCTCCTAGAAAGTCTATCAATATTGCTTCATCTACTGCTGGTCAAAACAACTTAGAGTTTTCTAAGGATGTCAATTTTGCAACGTATGGTAGAAACACTGACATTCGTATTCAGAAATACTATCGTTATTTGTTTGACACCAGTCATGTTTCTATGAGTGGTGTGTTCCTTGATTTCTCTGCTAGTAAAACGGGAACTATTTTTACTGAAGAGAAAGAGATAAGTGGTATTCAACCAGGAAACGCTGGTTCATTTGTTGCTATCACATTAGGTTTTGGTCCTAATATTTCTGGTCTTGCTCAACAGAGATTCCCAGTTAACTTTGACACGTATTACTACTTTATTAAGGCGTCTAGTGATGTCAATACAGATAGTGCTTCATTGAAAGTTATTGATGATCCTTTGACTGGACCTAAGACAGTTAAGTTCACAACATCTACAAAGTTTGCATATCAGCTGCCTGACGTTCCTGATTATCAAGGAACTGGTAACATCATATACACAACATCTTCACCTTTTGCTGAAGGTAAGATCACTAAGACCACAATTAATAATCTTGGAGAAGGATATAAGAGATCTCCTATTGTTGAGGGTTGTCTTGTAACAGATAACAACGAACCACTACTGACTGTAGAGTGGGATTCTATCACTCAGTCAATTAAAGGTGTTCAAATTGATAATGGTGGTAAGAACTACATCAATCCTAAAGCAGTTGTTACCAATGGAGATGGCGTTGGTGCTCACTTTAGTGTAGTAAGCGATCAAGGAAGAATTACTAGAATTGATGTCTTAGCAGGTGGCAGTGGTTTCACCTTTGCTCCTATTGTATCGGTATATGAAGGTGATATCGATGCATTCTTTGAATCTGAGAGCATCGGTCTACCACAAGATATTAGCATTATCAGTAATGGCGGTTCTTTCCACAATGATGCGACTATTGAGTCTACTTATAGATCAAACTACGCTATCATCTACAAAGGAGATGCTAAGTTCTACAAGGGAGAGCGAGTAGAGCAGCGTGTTGGTTCTTCACTAATCTTCAGTGGTTATGTTTCTGACAAAGGTTGGAGAACAGGATCAAATATTCTTAGACTTAATAAAGTAAGTGGCGTTGTAGACACCACCCTAAATCTTTATTCTGCAATGGATCCTAGTAGATCTATTGAAGTATCTGATGTTCTGTTTACTGAGTTTGATTCTGATATCAGAACCTATTTTGACAATCTTGGTAGATATGCATCTGATAAAGGTAAGGTTGGTAGTAGATATCAAAAGGTAACTGATTCTTACTACTATCAAGACTTCTCATATGTCATTCAGTCTAGAACTGCTATTGATGTATGGAGAGATCTAATCAAGCAGACTACACACCCTGCAGGTTTCCAACTGTTCGGTGAAGTTCTGATTGATTCTGAACAGGAAGCAACAATGCCGACTGATCAGACTCCTACTACATCTATCAGTTATATTGAACTTTCTCCTAAGACAGTAACTGTAGAGAGGAAGAGCACAAGGGTTACTAATTCCTTTGTAACAGTAGCAGATACAAACTTGATTAGAGGTCAAGGTTCTATCTCTATTGATGAGTATGATACTGAAGGAATTATTTCTAGAGAACTAACTATCCAAGAACCTTTCACTGGTCGTTATGCAAGTAAGGAAGATTATGTAGGTTCTATCAGATCAATCACTAAAGCAGCTGATAACACGTTAGTTTACACTTCTCTTAGTGGTGGGGTAACTGTTCCAGCTGGTGCTTATGCTCACTGGATTAAATTTAAACTTGTAAGCAACAGCAACAACCAACCTGCTGTTGGTCCTTTTGTTGGTGCTGGTTCTTCTACCCAATCTTGGGATACTAGTGATAATTACACTATTCTTCCTAATGATGAGTATGTAACTACTGGGTCAGGTATCTTTGATCTGACCAAGATCATTCGTATGGATATTGGTTACCTATTCTCATTTGGTGAATTTACTAATAGTCCTTCCAGTGATGACTATGAGTTTGGTGGATTGGTTCAATCTACTGAATCAGACTTTTCTAATATTGCATATGAGTTTGAGGTTGGTGATGAGATCACTCTCTACGAAAATGCAGCATCTTATATTACTCTTGAAATTACCGAAGTTAAATCTCCTGCATATGATGTAGTTGAAGGTGTCATTGGTAATGGCAACATTCTCGGTAGAAAAACATTTACTCTTGTAGATAAAGCAAACTATCTTGCATACTCTCCATACAATGAGCAAGAATTATTCCTTACTATAAATGGAATTGCACAGGAACCTGGCAAATCATTTAAAGTATCTGGTTCACAGATAACATTTAATGAACCTCCTCTCGGTCCTCTCTTCCCACAAACAGGAGAGAACTTAGATGATACTTACGAGACTGAATCTGCATCACTAATCTGTAAAGCATTTAAGTTCAAAGACGATACTTTCAACTCTCGTTATCTAAGAAAACTTAGGGACATCTCTCCTAATTTTGATGGAATTGCGAATCAGTTTGATCTATATTGGGAAGATGGCACTGCTGTAAAGGCAGATCCTGGTGAGAAATTATTGATCTTTATCAATGGCATTTTGCAAGAAGCAAAAGAGTCTGCAGAAGCACCATTGGGTAATGCATATTATATTTTAAGAAGAAATGGATCACAAGCAGATGCGATTGTATTTGCAGAACCACCTAGAAACTTTGCAGACGATATTGATCCTGTTCCAGTTCAACTAGATCAAAGAGAGACTTTCTTTGGTTATGGAGTCGGTAGTTACGATAGATTCAAAATTGATAATCGTTTGATTCCATATAGAGGAACAGGTCCTTATCTAATCTTTGGTGAAGTTGATGGTAGAGTCAAGAACATCACCGATGGCAGATTTGTCTTGGTGTTTGTTGATGGAGTTCTGCAAAATCCAGACTCTTATACAATCAATGGTCCAAATATCACATTCACATCAAATCTTACTCGTTATATTCCTGAAACTGGTCAATCAGTTCAGAACAATGTAAGGTTGATTTCTCTGTATGGTAGAGATGTCCCCAAGACTCTATCATTCTATGATTATGATCGTGTTGGTCTTACTAATGAGATTATTATTAGATGTCAGCGAGTTATCGATACATCTGCTGGAAATCAAGAATATAATGAATTCCAGAGTAGATTGTATAGTTTCAATCCAACTACTCCTAAGAATTTGTTTACCATCACTTCAGATGGAACTAGAAAACTCTTAGGAAAGATTTCTCTAATAAGATTTGATGAACTTGAAGATGGAACTGCAAATGGATCTTCAAAAATTGGTGTAACACCAGTTGATTTTACATTCACACTTTTGAATGCATCGAACATTGATTTTTCTGAGTTGTCATATGATCCAACACAAAATACTGCTGATGACACTAGAGTTTCTGCAATTTATGTTTCCGATAAAGCAGATTTCTCGAATCCAATTTCTTTTAATAATATCAACAGTGTTTTCTCGATTGATATTTCATATCCAGTAGATGATGAAGGTAAGCGTTTGCTTGCTAGAGATATTCCTGAATGGTTGAGAGGTTCTGAGAATGGAAACTCAGTATATGATATAAGAAACAATACTGAATTGGAAATCATTGCTGGAGATGAAATCCTAGTTGATGGTGAGAATGAATTTAGAACAATTGAGTATGTTCCTGGTAAAGCAAATCTAAGAAACTTTGGATTGGGTCAGACTGCTAAGTATGAGCACTTCTCTAAAGTCGATGTAAGTAATTACAATGGTATTGTTAGAGGAGAGGGTCTTAGCGTAACCAGTCAAATTGATGGAACTGGTCGTGTTGTTTCTCTTGGATTTAATGATCTTGAGTGGAACAAGAGGGATCTTGCTCTATTCTTCAATACTGGTATTCTATTACAACCAACAGCATATCAATACTTTGTTCCACCACAACTCAAGTTTGTTCCTGTTGATAGTAATGGTGGTGGTGCTAGAGCAGAAGTTCTTACGAAAGATGGACAGGTTCTAGATGTTGTATTAACAAATGGTGGTTTTGGTTATACTCAACCACCCAAAGTAGTTGTCACTAGAGGATATTTTGTTAAGAGGAATCCTACTAGAGTAGTTAAGTCTGAAACTATTATTAGTGTAAATACGGAAGTTGCAGGTGGTGGTGCCTTATCTGTTGTTCAAACAGAAATTCTGTTGACTGGCGAAGGTGCTGTTTCTAGTGTTCTTTCTATTATTGCACTTGGTGGTCTTGCTGGCGACCAAGTAAAGGCAGATTCTGTCTTTATCACAGAACTCCATACTACTGCTCGCGAAGCAGGAACAGAACTTAGAAAAGCAGAATACTATCAGTATACCAAGAGAGAAGCATCTGGCGCATTCGATCAGGTTGCATCCGAACTTAATATCAATGAACTTACTATTACGGTAACTCTTGATTCACCAACTGCTGTTATTACAGATATCTCTCCTGAAATGGGTGTGGATGTAATTACATCGACATTACATAAGCAAATCAATGCTCCTATTGTTTATGCTGCTCAGGATACCTACAGTGTAACAGGTGCATTCCTCGATGCTCCTCTATCTCCAACAGGAACAACTGCATATATTGGAAATACAAGTCTGTTCCCATCGCAAGGCAAATTGCAGATCGGAAAAGAGATTGTTGCTTACAATTCTACTCTTGGAGACAGATTCCTTGATCTCACTAGAGGTATTGAAGGATCTACGGCACAAGCACATAATGCTGGTCAGTATCTTAGAACTCTACCTGAATTTGTTACTGTCCTGCCTGTTGGACCTGCAACTATCCTTATTACTGAGTCTGAAGTCAGAATGTCTTCCGCTCAGTTGGTTGAACTTAAGTCACAAGTTATCAGTGAGCAGGAGATCAAACAGTCTGATGCTCGCTACATCGAGATTGAGAACGAGTTCCAGATTATTACACCTGTCGTCACTCCAGTTATCGAAGTCGGAATCAGGAGTATTGCTACTCCTGCTCAAGAAACCGTCGCTATCTCTCCAGAGACCGTCATCGTTGTTACTAACACAGTAACACATGATACTGAAGTTAGAATGTTGGATGATCGTTTCATCCAGTCTACCAGAAATCTTGATCTTGACCTATACTTTGATTATGACATTACTAAGCAGATTACAATCATTCCTCCAACAACTGTCGTAAGTGCAGAGCAAATTGCTGGAAGTGTTAGTAAGATTACGCAAATTAATGCTAGTGTAGAATCCATCAGTAGTGACGTTGTTACTATTGCCTCTACGACTACGATCTCGGAGATTGACGTTCAGATCAATATCGAACTGGGTCTCCAGACTCAGACTGAGATTACTAAGTTTGAAGGATTCAGAACAGTATCTGCAATCTCTAGTGTATCTGGAAACATCACCACAGAACTCTACGCTGCGGCACAACCTGCTAAAGCATCTATGAATGCTCTGTTGACTAATACAATCTCCAGAGTAATTGTAACTCCAGAAAGCATTCCTGCTCTGGTTGACTTCCCAAGAGGTGCTGATGGTGGTATTCTTGGTGGTTCGTCTGAAGATGGACCTAAGCAGATTCAACAGCAACTGGATCTTGCTATCGTCGCTACTCTCACGACGATTGAATCTATTGCAATTACTGCTGGACCATCTATAACATCTACATATACTGTGAGAGCACATCTCCCACAGCATGAAGGACGTGAAAAACCTGCTGATGTTATGCTACAAAGAGAGATGGGTGTCCTTGACTACTATACTGAACTTGTCGTTCTAGAAACATCAATTAAAACTAGAAACTAATGCCAGAATTACAATTAGCAGCAGGATTTAGAACTGTCTTAAAAAGAGATGGCAACACCATCGATGTCACTAATTTTGGAAAGAGAATCCCTGATGGATTTTCATCATTTACTAGTGGTGCTGTTACATACACACTACGAGATTTTGAGTTTATTAAATTTGAAGGTGATCATGTTATTGAAGATATTCAAAGAGCGTTTCCGCAACTTGCTATTAGAGATTTTGAATTGAGACCACAGTCTACCTTCACTCTATCAGGTGATAAGTTCAATGCTGGTCCTTCAAGTATGATTATGGGAGTCACCATGGCAGATGGAAACCAAACTATATCAGTGGATGCGGAGAATCCTACCATCATTAATGTAATTGCAACATCAAGTTTCGAGACCAGTGGTCATATCTTCACTGCCGCGAGACAATTGATTGAATATACGGAGAAAACTGCGACTACATTTACGGGATACGTAAAAACTGGTCCGACTACTCTAAATAATAACGATGAAATGATCCAATTTTCTGGTCCTGAGTGATCTGAAAATAAATAGCATATAAATAAATCAGATATTAAAACGTCCCAGAGAAAACAACAATGGCTGCAATCATCTCAGATAAGTTTAGAATCTTTAATGCTAAACAGTTTTTGGAGTCTCTTAGTGAGCCCGCTGGTGGAGCAGAAGATAGTCCTGAAAAGACAAGAATGTATTTCTTTGTTGGTCGCCCCCAACGCTGGGATGCATTTCTTGAAATCTATTCACAGAACGCTGTCGCTTTCGCAGAAAACCAATTCGTTTATGTTGCATCCGATACTAACGGAAGCTACACTTTTGCAAACTCCCCTTTCAAAGCTTCAATCGAACAGGTATATGACAATTCACTGATCCTAAGTGATGTCACTCCTTCCGTAAACGCAACCCCACTGCCTAATGCAGTTCTTGAGGGTTGGAACGGAGCAGCAGATACTGGCGCTGAGGCACGCGCTGGTGTATACCGTTACGCAACAGAAGACACCCCTCCTACTCCTCTGGACAACCAGATCGAGAAGTTCAGCGTCTATGACGAAATTATCGCTGCTAAGCGTATCACCGATCAGTTCGCTCGTGCTGTTATCACTCGTTACGATTGGAACCTGCTCGCTACCGAGCCTCGTTTCGATATGTATAAGCCTGACTACTCCGCAACGACCACTGGTCAAGTAGGCAAGCAAGCCACTACTGGTGCTTCTAGTCTTGGTGCTTCTAAGTTCTATGTAATTAACTCGAACTACGAAGTCTTCAAGTGTATCTACAATGGTCAGTTCCCAGGTCAGGTAGATCCTAACCCTGTATACGAACCAAAGACTACTCCTTCTGCAGGTCAAGGAACCTATGATGCAGGAAGCGGTCTCTTCACCGAGAGTGCTGATGCAGTAGTTGCTAACACTGCTGGTTCGGGATACATTTGGAAGTATATGTATACTATCCCTACCGATGACGTTCTGCGCTTCTTGTCTACCAACTTCATGCCAATCAACTTGGCTGGCGAAGCAACTCGTGCTGCTACAGAAGCAGCTGCTGTTGATGGTGCTATCGACGTTGTTCTAGTTGAGGATCTTGGATCGGGTCTTCCTAACGGAACCCACTATGCACCTGTCCTTGGCGATGGTCAAGTATCTGGAACCGAATCTGTTGTGAAGATTGTCGTTACCGCTGGTGCGATTGAATCTACAGAAGTGGTTGTTAACGGTGCAGGTTATACCTACGCTAGTATTGCACTGGATGACGGCGCAACTGTTGGTGGTATCAAGTATGGTCTGTATGCAGAGCAAGCACTAACCACCGCTAGAACTGGTGTTGGTGGAACAGGTGCTCTGGAAGTTGTTCTTCCTCCTCAAGGTGGTCACGGTGCTGACTTTGAACTGGAACTGAACGCTAAGCGTGTCATGACCAACATTCGTCTGACCTATGCTGAAGGTTCTGGAGACTTCCCTGTTGATAACGACTTCCGTCGTATCGGCATCATCAAGGACCCATTCAACTGGACCACTACTGACTTTGCAGTCCTGGATACCTTGAACGGTCTCTATGCTGCTAAGATTACTGGAGCAAGCGCAGATTACGTTTCTGACGAAACAATCACCCAAGCACTTGCTGGCGGTGGAACTGCTAAAGGCACCGTTGTTTCCTGGACGCTTGATGCTGGTTCAACTACGGATGGCGTTCTTAAGTATATCCAGTCACCTGATCTTCATGCTGATCAAGGTGTTGTAAGAGCATTCGATGATAGTGCTAACATTGTTGGTGCTGCATCACTCGCTTCTGGTGCTGTTAACACTGGCGTTACTGCAACCACGCTTCTTGGTATCAGTTTCACCAATGGTTTCGGTTTCCCAGAGATCGAGCAGAACTCTGGTGACATCATCTATGTCGAGAACAGAAGACTGATCACCCGTGCTGCTGACCAAATTGAAGACATTAAGTTGGTAATTGAGTTCTGATCCATTCCTAACCTCCTAAATAAGGTTAGGAAAATCAGAACGTTAGTAATACACAATGCCCCAGAATACTAACTTAAACGCATCGCCTTACTTTGAAGACTTTGACCCACAGAAAAATTTCTATAAGGTTCTATTCAGACCAGGGTATGCAGTTCAGGCTAGAGAGTTAACCACTCTCCAGTCTGTTCTGCAGACTCAATTAGAAAATTTCGGTAGGAACGTCTTCAAGCAAGGCGATCTTGTTGTGCCTGGAGAAGTAGGTCTCAACACAAGACTTAATTTTGTTAAGTTGTCATCGGTATCTGAAGTAGCAATTTCTGATGACGATGGTAACATTACGTATCAAAAGTATGATATCAAGACCCTTGTCGGTCTGAAGGTTGAAGGTATTTCTTCAAGTGTTGTTGCTACTGTTGTAGCGACAGAATATGGTTCGGATACAGAATCTGACACTATCTACGTTAACTATCTGGATAGTGGTTCATCTGGCGATGAAGAGAGATTCCGCCAAGGCGAAACATTGGAGGTTGTTGGGGGCGTCAACTCTCCTCTGTTGGTCGTCGGCACCGATGGGGTCTCTCTGCCTACATCTGTTACTGTAACCGATCCTGATACAGGCGTAGAGTCTTTCCTAGACAGTCCTGCGATGGGTTATTCTTCTGCCGTTAAGGTAGAGGAAGGCATCTATTTTGTTAATGGATACTTTGTGAGAAATTCTGAGCAGCTGCTCATTGTTAACAAATACTATGATCAACCTTCTGCTAAGGTTGGTTTTACAATTTCTGAAAGTCTGGTAACACCAGAGCAAGATTCATCTCTATATGACAATGCAAGAGGTTTCTCGAACTTCTCTGCCCCTGGAGCACATCGTCTCAAGATTGATCTTCAACTAGTTAAGTATGACTACTTTGCTTTAACTGATAGAAACTTCATCCAACTTTTACTCGTTAAGAGTGGTGTCATTCAGAAGCAACTCAAAGCAAATGATTTCTCTTTGGTTGAAGCAGCACTCGCTAGAAAGACTTTTGATGAGTCTGGCGACTATGTTGTAGAACCATTCCCTCTGCAAGTTAGAGAATACTATCAGCAAAATGACAACCTTGGATTCTATTCCAAGGATGATGCAGGTCTTGTCAATGGTCTAAACCCCAACGTTGCTGAAGCAAAGTTGGTAGGAACCATTGGTAGTGGTAAAGCATACATCAAAGGTTACGAGGTCAAGAACAAAGAGACCAAGTATATTGAAATTGATAAGGCAAGAGATTCACTAAAGAGAGAAAATCAAACTCTCAAAACATCTGGTCTGACTTCATTCTTCATTACCAACGTATATGGCACTACACCTCTAAACTCAGAAGGTGCAGAACTGAATGCATATCCAACCGTATTCTTGAACTCTGTATACAATGACGGCACTGTAGGTCTGAATGATACCGAAGCAGATAGTGATGTCAAGCAGACTATTGATCGTCGTGGTCTAGGATATGAAGTAGCTGATGGTATTAAGACTATCTACTGTTCTATTGAGGACCCTGCTTTTAATTCAGATAGTTTTACTGATGCTCTACTAGAGTCTACTATCTCCAAACTGTGGTTCATCAAGACTCGTTCTGACTCTGGTAACACTAATACCTATTCATACGTTGATGTTCTTTCTTTCTCTAAAGTAAGGAGACCTGAAATTGATGGAACAGGTGCAGCGACATATCTCGAACTGACTGTTAAAGGTAATCGTGGTGAACTAGATGTATTCTTACTTGATTATGATCTGACAGATTCTATCAATCTTGTTCGTGAACTCTATAAAACTGAAGTTGAGGTTCAGACAAGAAACTCTCCTCTGTTTGTAATTAGAGATTACAACGAATCCATCACTCCTATTGTAGGACTAGCAAAACCAAAGAACATTGCACTTAAAGAAGTAAGTCCTGGTTTCAATAAAGATACTGATAAGATTGTATCTAAAGGAAAACTGACTGGTGGTGTTGAAAAGTATAACTCCATCTTTGACTTCTCGTTCTTTGCTCCTGAGTTCTTCACTCGCATTCTTCTAGAAGAGACTATTACAGGAACTGAGTTCATTCCTGGCAAGTATATCTATGGTGCTGTTAGTGGAGCAGTTGCTGTTATTGAAGGCGGCACGTCTGCAACCTACTCATCTATCAATAAATTATTCGTCACTATGGTGACTGGTGTATTTTCACCTGGAGAGACTATCCTAGGAGAAGATGGTGGAACACTTAAGATTGCTGTAGAGAATACCGTTTCTCACTTCATCTGTGTCAAGCGTGGTGACTCCTACAACGTAGGAAACCCTGTCATCTCCCTAGATGGCGTAGAGTATCCTAGAAGTGCCATTGAGATGGTAATACAAGGGTCTGGTGCTATCTCTAGAGTATATGTCAAAGATAGAACAGCAGTTACTCAAATCTTCTCACAACCACCTGTAGTAGAAGTTGGTGGTGTTAGTCCACTTCCACTGAACGGAGCAAATATTGTTCCTGTTCTGTTTAGGAATACAGTATATACTTACTCACCTAAGAACGTCAAGTCTCTATATTCTGCTTTTGGTTCTGGTAGCAAGAACAAATTCTCTGCTGATATCGAACTAGAGAGAACTGGTTATACTACAACTACTGCCATTACTGATTTTACATTCTCTGGAACCAGAGGATACAAGTATATTGAGTGTAATGGTTTTAACGGTGATGCATCGAGAAATCTTATTCAAGGTGATACTGTTCTATTCTCCGATGTCAATGGCGACGTATTCAAGTATGTTGTCCAGTATGCAACCAGACCTGATGGTGTCAAGAGATCAAGAATTTACTTGGATCGCGCACTGCTAGCAGATGTTGTTAATGCATCGGTTGTAAACCAGAGACCTCTTATCGAGAATCCAGTTGGAACTCTAGTATTCCCAACAGGAGATAAGCAGATCAAGTCACTGATTGATTCATCTGAAGATTCCAAGATCACTTACTACTTCAGAAGAGATTTTATTACTACTGCATCTTCTGGTAGTGGTAACATATCATTTGCTGCACAACTTCCATTCGGAACACAGAGATTTGCTGATTTTACTCAAGAGAACTTCTTGATTACAGTTCTAGATCCTGGTGTTGCAATTCACAATTCTGAACTAGGAGCGGATCCTGTTAATGATCCTCCTGTTCTGCTTCCATTCACAGGAGCACTGAAGAAAGGTGATGTTGTATATGTCGATCCTTCATTTGTAACTATCGATCAGTCCGATAGCAACCTGACTGCTGGTAGTGTTACTATTAACTTCCCAGAAAACTATTTTGGTAACATTGACCAAATTAGAGCAGCACTAGAAAATAGAGTTGCTAATCCAGAAGTAGGAGATCCTACGTTTGCTGTTCCTTCTATCAACTTCCCAACATTGAAGTTGACTGCTACACTGCAAGTATCTAAAGCAAAACCAAGACTTAAGACTTCTGTTGAGAACAAGCAAATTATTGTTCAATCTGGTGGAACAAATGTCGTTCCATTTAGAGGACAGGAGAATGGCGGCGAGACTATCCAGATCGTCTCCTATTCTGACGTATACAAATTGAGGTATGTGTATGAAGGTTCTGTCTCTGCACCTCCTACTGTTGATGCAGGTGGTAACCTAGTATCTGGAACAGATGTAACTGATAGGTATACCTTCGACAATGGTCAAAGAGATACCTTCTATGATACTGCAAGACTAGTTCTAAAACCAGGAGTATCTGCTCCTACAGGACAGTTGATCATTTCTTTCGATTACTTCGAGCATTCACAAGGTGACTTCTGCACGATTGACTCTTATCTGCATGAAGCAGGTGTTACTGAAACTGAGATTCCATCATTTAATTCCTCAGTCAGTGGTCTAGTCTCCTTGAAGGATGTCATTGACTTCCGACCTAAGGTTGACAACACAAACATCCTTCCAGGGTATCAGGACGGATCCTTCCTAGCACAGAATGAGTATCTATCATTCACTGCAACTTCTGGTATTCCATCCAGCACACCATCCGATGATCTGAACCTACCTTGGACTGTTAAGTATAACAAGGATCAGTATCTTGATAGAATTGATGGTGTATTCCTCAATACTCAAGGTAGTTTTATTGTCAAGAAAGGCAACTCTTCCTTGAACCCATCTAAACCTGAAACTCTTAGTGATTCTATGCCTTTGTTCTATCTGTATGTTCCTGCATACACTGATAGTTTTAGAGATGTAAGAATTGTTCCTGTTGAGAACAAGCGTTATACGATGAAGGATATCGGTAAACTCAATCAACGTGTCGAACGTCTTGAGTATTACACATCATTGAGCATCCTTGAGCAGCAAGCATTGAATATGCAAGTTAAGGATGAGATCGGTCTAGACAGATTTAAGACTGGTTTCTATGTTGATAACTTTGAAACACATAAGGGAGATGTCAAGTCAGATGACTATGCTTGTGCTATGGACTCTCAACAGTCTGTTCTAAGACCACAGGTTAGCGAAGAAAGTCTTCTTGTTAAGGAAGTCAACACTAGAGAAGACCAGAGAAGAGTTGCTGGTTATGTCAACAATAATGGTGTTCTTTCTCTACCATTCTCAAACCAGAGATTACTTGGTAACAATTTTGCCACCAAGACTATCAATCCCAACCCATTTGTTGTTCTACAGTATGTTGGTGATCTATCCGTTAATCCTAACGTTGACTCCTGGTATGATAGAAACACGGTTCCTCTCGTAACAGATAACAATACTAACCTGTTTGTTCCTTTCCTTGCTAAGTCTGATATCTCTTCTGCATTCAGCAGTCTGTATAACTCATTCCTAGTAACATGGAATGGAACTGAGAGATCTTTCTATAATATTAACGGTCTATCTAAGACTAATGATGAGATTGTTGCAGAAGAAGTAACTGCTGCATCTGTTGCAAGTTCTTCTAACATCAGTCCACAGAACAACGAAACTCCTAAGGGTGTATCTACGAAGACGAGTGGTGGTAAGTCTGTTGTCAACTCTCTGCAATACTTTGCTCGTAGCATCCCTGTTAAGTTTAACATTCGTAGACTGAAACCCAAGACTGAGGTATTTGTATTCCTAGAAGGTAAGAAGATCAACCGTTGGGTTGTTCCCGATATCAGATTCACTGGAATCCCTGGTAACTCTTTGTCTACATTCAATGCTCCTATCATCACTGATGCAAATGGTAATGCAAGTGGCATCGTTCTGATTCCTGCTGGTAAGGCACCACGTCAAGCATCACAGTGGACAGGTGATAAAGAAACTGTATCTTATGATGCAAATTCTGAAGAAATTAGAATCACCACTGGCGAGAAGACTCTTAGATTTACATCTAGCAGCACAAATGCTGATAAAGAAATTGTAGAGACTTTTGCAGAAACTAAGTTCTACGCAACTGGTCTTCTACCAGAGAATCCTGCTTCTATTGTATCTACAAAACCTGCTTACTTCAAATCAAATGAAGGAACCCAGTTGGTCTCTAGCAATACTGAGCAAGAGCAGAAACCAAACCCACTCGCTCAGACCTTTAAGGTTGAGAATTACGAGGGTGGTGTATTTGCAACTGGCGTAGATATGTTCATTAACACTAAGAGTGATACTATTCCTCTTCGTGTATACCTGACTGATGTCAACTCCGAGAAACCAGGCAAGAATGTTGTTCCTGGAACTGAGGTTGTTGTTGAACCTTACACTTACCTGAAAGCATATGTTTCAGATACTGTTATCATTCTCAAGGACGAAACAATTTCTGGAGAATCTAGTAATGCATCTGGTCCTGTATTGAAGGTTCTTGATAAGAATAACAACGAACTTGCTATCTCAGAAGACAATGAAATTGTCCTGACCAATGAGCAGGTTTACACTATTGTTCTTGATAATAATAACGGCATCGCATTTGTTCCTGACGAGCGTCTGAAGATTTCTTCTATCACTACATTCAATAATGCAAACAATACTGAGATCACTGCAAGAATTGCTAAGGACTCTGGTGTTGTCTCTGCACTGAAGGTTTCTAATGCTGGTGATAACTATGACACTGCTACTATTACTGTTGAGTCTCCAAGTCTACCTGGCGGTAGCAACGCGACGGGAACGGTTGTAGTATCTGGTGGTCTGATCTATGATTCTACTATCACTCTTGCTGGTAGAGGATACACAGAACCACCTTCGATTGTTATCAGAGGCACAGGAATTGGTAACGGCGGAGCAGTTATCGAAGCAGAGATCGAGATTACAGAACCTGCTGTAAGAATGGGCGTTGCTACAGATACTACTGGCGTTGTTCCATCTACAACTCCAACCAAATTCCACTTTGACTATCCTGTATATCTACAAAACAATACTGAGTATGCTCTAGTTGTTGAGACCGATTCTCAGGACTACAAAATCTGGGCGTCTAAACTTGGTGAGACTGAAATCGCAACTAACACTACAGTTACTACTAACCCATCACTTGGTTCTGTCTACAAATCACAGAACACTGGTTCTTGGGTAGAGGATCTGTTTGAAGATATCAAGTTTACTCTGTATCGTGCTGAGTTTGATATCTCTTCTAATGCAACCATTGACATCACTAACCAGTCGCTTAGTTATGAAAAGATGATTAACAATCCTCTAGAGACATTTGCATTTGCAAATGCCAATGCAACGTCTGAGTTGTTTAAGAACAACAATAATGTTATCAAGGTCAACCATAAGAATCATGGTTTTGAAGATGATAAGTCGTATGTATTCTTCAAGAATCTAGAGACTACTGCTGGATATACACAAGGATCACTGAATACTACTTTGTTCAGGGTATCTAACTGTGGTATCGATACATTCTGTGTATCAGGAATTGGCAGAGCAGCAGACACAGTATTTGGTGGTGGTGCTAGTGGATTGATTACTTCTAATAAGAAGTATGAGAGAGTTCTTGCACAGTTCTCCTATATTCAGTCGCCGTCTACAAACATTGATACTACAATCAAGACAACTAATGTAGTTCCTGTTGACTCCAACACCCAGAACTATACTTCATACTCTGTTGCTGATTTTGAAAGAACGTTCCTTAACGAAGAACAGTTCTTTATCAACCAGAAAGTTGTTGCATCAGAAATCAACACTCTGCTCAACAACCTTGGTAATAGTCTTGTCTACAGACTAACACTTTCTTCTACTAAGACATATCTGTCTCCAATCCTTGATCTCAAGACATCTTCTATCAAACTATCTTCCAACAGAATCGAGAATGGTTCTGGTAAAGAAAACAGATATGGTAAGAGATTACAAGTCATTGAGTTCTATCCTGTATACAGATTGTCTCTAAGTGGCAACCTAGACAGCAACAGTAATCCAATTGTTATTAACGCTGGTCAAACTGTTGAAGGTATTGGTAACGATTCTCAAAATATCGAGGCATCTGGTTCTCGTGGCGAAGTTGTTAGATACAGAACTTCAGATAATACTATCTTTGTTAAAGTTAAGAACAACAATGTTTTTAAAGCAAATGAGCAACTCTTCCTTTCTCTGCAATCGCAAGAAAGTGGTTCCCTGGAAGATAACACAGTTGTTGTAAGTGCTGCTGGTGCAATTAAAGTAAATCCTGATTTCTCGTTTGGTCAACTAGTTACTGGAATCAATCCTTCTGATCCTACCAAAACTTACGACAATCTAATCAATGGAACTGTCCGTATTTGGGATGTTCCTTCTCAGACTCTGACTCTAGAGAATGATAAGCAACCAATTAATTCTGATTATGCTAGCACCAATGAATCTGGTTCCTTCATCAGAACTCAGCAAGTTGCTGATCAGTCTGCTGATATCTTTAGAATTGGTGACCTTGTTTCTTGGTCAAACTTAGATGCAGGTGATGAGAAATATTATGAAATTAAAACTATGGAATTCTCCGAGGGTGTAGATTTTGTTTCCGAAGATAGTGCAAAGGATACTTCCTCTGTTGCTAAGTATGTTACTAAAGAAATTAGTCTTACTCAAGGTGCAACTGCAATTGATGTTATCATCACTGCAAACGTAACCAATAGCGAGAATATTCAACTCGCATACAAGACTAAGACTACTTCTATCCAGAAGAAGTTTGAAGATATTGAATGGCAGTTCTTTAATGGAACTGGATTTGAGGATACTCCTAAACTTGCTACACCACAAAATACAATCTCTGCTCAGAAGGAAGAACAATCTGCCTATCAAGAGTTTAGATTTAGTATTGACAACCTAGATGAGTTCACTTCATTCGGAGTTAAGATTTCGATGAAGACTGATGATCCGTCTTACGTTCCTAAGGTTCAAGACATTAGAGTAGTATCATCGACATGATAAAAGTCGAAGGACACGAAAACTTATATCGAGACCCCAATACTGGGGCTATCGTTAGCAATGAGAAACCTCCAACAAAGGTTCTGCACACTGCCATAAATGACATAAATACTTTGAAGGCAGAATTATCTGAAATAAAACAACTCTTAAAAGAGATAGCACGCAATGGCAATTCTTAGAAACGTAGCTAAATCAGACACATTTGAGAAGCAACGACAAACTATTAACCAAGTAGCAGCAGATTTGTTTGCTATTGGTGGTGGTGGAAGTGATTTATCTACAGGTCTTCTAAGGTTGGGTGATGGAACCAGAACGGAACCATCGCTTTCTTTTGTTAATGACACATCTGTTGGTATCTTTAGACCAGGAACAAAGACACTAGCATTTGTATCTGATGGAAAGAAACTCCACCAGATACAAAATGAATCTTCCCTGTATTACAGGAATGTTATTCTCCAGAAAAATGTTCTTGAAACTGGGGGATTACAAATCACTGCTGCTGGTCAAGACTACGATCCTGGAGCATTTCAGAATATTGCAGTCATTGGTGGAACTGGTCAAGCAGGATCTTTAAACCTTACCGTTTCTGAATTTGATGGATCTACAATAGGAGGATCTGGATACACTGCACCAGATTCTGCTGGAGGAACTGGTGGATCAAATTTTTCTAATGTATCATTACAGGGCGGGAACGGTGCTGATGTTGTTGCAACAATTGAATATGATGCGGGATCTACTGGATTTAGTTCTACATCAATTACTGATTATGGAGATGGAAACTATCAACTTAATGATGTTTTAACTCTTCCAACTGGTGTCAATAATATTACAGCAACAGTTACTGATGAGTCTAATGAACTTACAGTTGCAGATACGACTGGAATTCTTGAAGGATTCATTGTAACAAAAGTATCAGGAACTGGTAACTTAGCAGCACCAATTGCTGGAGACATTACTGTAAGTCAAGTTCTTGATGCTACTACAATTGTTGTTTCTAGTAATGGAGATGCTACTGGAAGTGCAGTATTTAACTTCGAGGCTCCATGGGGAACAGGAACTGGGTATTCTTATACTATCGATAAACTAGGTGTTGTAACTAATGTTTCTGTTAATCAAGAAGGCGAAGGATATAGTATTGATGACAATTTAACTGTATTTAATTTAGACCTAACAAATCCAATTGAATATATTGTAGATATTGAAGGTCTGATTAAGGCAACCTTTACAACTGCTGTTCCAGCTGGAACTTTTGTTTCAGGAACTTCATATAACTTCAGTAGAGCAGATCCCTTTGGTGGAGCACCAACTACAATTGCTGCAGTAGCAGAAGAAGTAGTAACATCTGGAGGATCAATTACACTAGTAACTTTCTCTGTTGGTGGAACTGATTCTCTTTCTGGAGATGACACTATTGGTGGTCTTACAATAGACACCACTGAAAATGTAAACAGGTATACGATTGATACTGGTGATGGTGTTCCTACTAGATATCCAAATTTATCTTTGTTTGTTAAAAATACATACAAATTTGATTACTCTGCTGCTGGAAGTCATCCATTTAGATTCTCTATTCACCCACTAGGAACTCATAATACTATTGAGGACAATGTAACTCTTACTGAGGGAGTATCTACAGTAACACTTACAGATGCTTCCAGTGTTTTGCCTGGAATGACAGTAGAAAGAGGAGAGGGCGGAGCGATTACTGATACTGGAGATGTAGCACCAGCAACTACTGTAGTATCAATTAATGGAAATATAATTACTTTAAGTGACGCTGCTACAGCAAGTGGAACATCGCCAATCTTGATCAAAGGTGTTGAATATGATGGTGCAGAGGTAGTATATGAAAATGACTATACTACTATTCAACCAACAGATGCTACTCCTACACTTTATTATTATTGTGCTCAGCATCCAAATATGGCAGGTGCTGATGCCACTACTGGTCAGATCACTATTGATACAAACAATCCAAAAACGTTTGGTTCTGGACTAAACATTTTAGTAACTTCTATTGTTTCAACAGACAATATTACTTTAGATGTAAGTTCTGGTAATGTTAATGCTATTTCAGTTGCCACAGAAACTGCAGATATCACGACAGTAAATTCTACTGATGTATTTGCAAATAATTTTACTGCATCAGTAGAAGTAAATACAAATACTATTACTTCTCCTGGTGGTTTGCTACTGCAGTCTACTGGTCTCACAAGTCCAGTAAACATTAAAGGACAAAAAATATCTTTTGTTCCTCCTTCAGAAAATGCTATTGCATTGTTGGAAGTTACTACAGATACTGGAGATCTCACAACTACAGGAACTATTAAAACTACGGGGACTATCAACTCATCTGATATCCTTAAGATTGAAAATGCTAATATTTTCACCACAGGAACTAATGATGTAACGTTGACTCCTGCTCCCAACAGAGTTGTTAAGGTTGATGCAGTTACTGCTCTTATTATTCCTGCTGGAAATACTGGAGCAAGACCTGGAGTAGGAATTGTAGAAAATGGTGCTATCAGATATAACACCCAGACTACTCAGTATGAAGGTTACAGTTCTGCAACTTCATCATGGTCTTCTCTTGGTGGCATTAGAGACCTTGATGGTAATACATATGTAACTGCAGAAGAAAGTGTAGGAGCAAACGACGATACTTTCTACTTCTATAACGGCAATAGTAATACTTTAAAAATTACTCCAACGAAATTTAAGTTTGAAGAATTAAAGCAGATTGCATCTCTCAATACATCTGCTCCAGTATATACAGAATGGACCTCTAACACACCTGTATCTCTGGGTTCTTATCTAAAGCATAGAAACAATATTTACGAAGTAACTGTTGCTGGTGTTACTGCTACTGATGGAAACGCTCCAACGCATACTTCTGGAGCACTTCCAAATAATACATCAGAACTTACATATTCCACAACTGCTGTATCAAACCTCCTATTCCAAGAAATTAATGAGGTCCAGATTGATCCGTTTGGTGACACATATCTTACTATTAGTGGAGATTTGCGTCTTCGTAATAACGTCATTTCAACAGACATCAATGACTTAAAACTTCAACCAAATGCTGGTAAGAAAGTTATTGTTGATGCAACTAGCACATTAGTTCTTCCTGTTGGAAATAATGACGAGAGAGGAGCACCAGCAACTGGATCTGTTAGATTTAACACATCTTCAAGTCAATTTGAAGGTTACGATGATAATGGTAACTGGGGTTCTCTTGGTGGAGTCAAGGACGTTGATCAAAATACTTACATTATTCCTGAGACTTCTCCTGGTGCTAACGAGAACATTCTCTACTTCTATAATGATAACACCAACACGATGCAACTTAGCACTGCATCTTTAGACTTGACTAATATTGATACCATTACATCAATCAATAATACAAGTCTTGCTCTTGAGTTCACTCGACTAACCGTTGATAACAATGAGTTTGTTCTAGATAATACAGTATCTGATAGAACATTTATTTACAATACTAGACAATACCTACAGTTTGGTATGTCTGGTGGTCTGACAGTTGATCCTATTCTCACTATTGAAGATACTGGAGATATTTTTTATAATACTGCATTCGGAACTGGCAATGAAGAAAACCTAAAAATATTAAATAATGATCTAACTGAATTTGAAATTAAAGATTACAAAGTTCTTACATCTACGTTTGATCTTGTAAAAGGAACTTCAGAAAATGGTTCTGCTCTTTTATACAATAAAACAGATCATAAAGGATGTAAAGTTCTTGTGTTTATGGAGAATGCTTTGTCTGCTAAATCTTCTATGATGGAGTTTAGTGTCATTGATAATGGCACAGACATTTTCTATAATGAATATGGAAGTTTAAACTCCAACGAAGACGGTGCCACTGCAGAATTTGACTTTGACATTGAAGGCAACGCTAGAATTTCTTTAACATTAACAAGTGATCATTCTACCAATGACACCATTAAGTTCACTGTAGTCTCTCAAATCGTAAAGTAAAATGGCATCTAACATCCAAGAATTTGATTCTAAGCATGGGTTTTCTGTTGATCAGACAACCGTTGTTGATAATTTTCGTAATGCAAAAGATATCAATTCTTTAGAAATTAAGAATAGAAACTATGATGATAGTTTTGCTTCTTACTATATTCTTAGAGGATTGAATACTTCAATTCTGGCACTTGATGACACAGGATCTCAAATTATTCTTCCAGGTAATAGTGTGAGTTTCATCACTGCGACAATTCTTGCAGTGAATGAAGTTGGCACAGCAGTTTATCATGCCAAATTAGAATCGTCCGCACAAACAGATTTTGGCGGAGTTTCCACAGTATTGTCTAGTATGACAACTGTCATTAAAGATAATATTCCTTCTGGTCAGACATGGAATATTATTCCTTTTGTTGGTGGTGGATCAAATAGATTTAGTTATTCTACAACAAGAGCTGGAACAACCCTTGGAATTAAATGGGTTGTATATGCTAAGGTAGTAAATATTGAGTTCCAATGATGCTAAATAAGGTAGGAGAAATTGCAGGCGGAGCTCAGTAGAACATGAGTTTTAACATTAATTCCGACAAGGAGTTTATTAAGGCGTCCAAACCTCAGATTATCGGCACGGCAGAATTTGCTATTAAGTCTGGTGTCGGTGTAGACGAAAAAGAAGTTATCAGGGCTCTTCTGGATTCAGAAGAGAAGTTACCTCGTGTAGGTATCAATAGGACTGGACAAAGAGTCAACAATATTGATGTATTAACAGGAGGTTCTGGATACACTTTAAGACCAACTGTTACAGTTTCTCCTCCTCCTGCTGGGGTCGAAGGTGCTATTCAAGCACTTGCTTCTTCCTTTATCTTCAATGGTAGAGTTTCCAGTATTGCTATTAACAATCCTGGTAAAGGATATAGCGAGCCGCCTACTGTAACTATTACTGGTGGTAATGGTGCTGGTGCTACTGCTGAAGCATTTCTAGATACTGTTGATTTTGAACTAGACATCAACGGTGCCATTAGAACTTCTACGTCTATCATTTCTGATACGGCAAGAATTCTTAACCTGGATATCGATAACTTCGTTACTCCAGATGCTAACTTCAGGGGTCCAAACCTGAAGAACTACATGAACAATACTGGAACCATTTGGTCCGCTAATGTTATTGTTCAAAAAGATTCTTATAGATATTTTGGTTCAAATGTATACCAGGCAATAAATGCTGGTCAGACAGGCGACTTTGCTCCTGAGCATCTTGATGGAATTGTGCTCAATGGCGAAGTTCAATTAAAGCACATTGGTTTCCGTGTAGTTGATGCTACCGAGTTTGGATATAATGAAACTGGGGAAGCAGGTGTCTTCCCAAGATCTATTACACCTTTGCTTGGTGATAGATCAGATAAAATTGCTACCACGGAATACGTTCTCAATCTGGCAACCAATGACGTTGGTGGCAGAATTTATGTTTCGTCTCAAATTGGTTCTGACCTGAACGATGGTCGTTCAGCAGTTAATCCAGTTAGAACAGTTAAAAGGGCAGCGCAACTTGCATGGGAAACTGTTGGCGTTAAAGAAACACTGATTGTTTCTGGTGGCGACTATGTAGAAGACAACCCCATTTCTCTTCCACCTGATGCATCAGTTGTTGGTGATAACCTTCGTCTTGTAATTATCAGACCTAATAATCCTGGTAAGCACATCTTTAAGTTTGGTGATAAGAACTATGTTACTGGCGTAACTTATAGAGATAAAGTTGATGCTAACGGAGACTCCGTTGCAACATGGGACTTTGCCATGGTGTTTGACGATAAGCAAAGAATTCTTATCGACAAAGAAGCTAATGGAGATTTTGGAGTAAACTTCCCGACTGGTCATCAAGTATTCGGACCTTCAAAATTCCAAATTAATTTTCAAAATAATAGCGGTCTTGCTCAACTCGCTAGTGGACTAGAAGCGGTTGGTGTTAACACTGGCGCTAGAGGCGATATTTCTAATGTTAGGTTTGATGACCTTACTGGAAATAATGCATACCGAAATGGTAAACTTGACATTGTTATTACTAGTGGTTCGTTCCTATCTGGTGAAGGTTTTAAATATCTAATTAATGGAACTCAAGGAGTATCTCTAGATACTTCATCAGGAACAACCAGAGCAAATGCTCTAGACAACACAATTGTGATGTCTACTAATCCTGTTCTCAGTAACATCGTTCCAGGTGGATACGTATATCTTGATGGAACAACGAATGCTCTTGTAGGAAATGGTTTCTATGAAGTTCTGCAAATTGATGATGACGATGCTCCTGCTTACTATGTAACTCTTGCTCCCATTCTAGGTTCTGTTGGGTGGAGAGAAGAATTATCAGGAACCATTGATATTTACGCTGCATCTGTAAACGAAGGTGCATTCGATTCTACCAGTATCAATTCAATCCGTGCTGAGGGTGAAGTAGTTTATACTACGGAAGATTTTGATACCCCACTTCCTATTTCTAGACTTGATTTTACTCTACAGGGAACTTTTAATGATGGTTTCCAAAATGAAGTATTTGGAGATGCAGAAGATTTAGGTGGAATTGTATTCTATACAAACGCACTTGTCGGTAGAGAAAATACTCACGACTTTAAAGAAGGAGAAGAAATTTTAATTGAAGGTCTTCCCACAGTCTCTCCTGATCTTTCATTCTTGAATGGTTATCAAAGAATCTATAAGGTTATTGAAGATCCTGATGGTCGTGCAAGACGTTTTGTTATTCCCAAAAAAGTTGATGCTTCTTTCGGATTAAACAGTAATAATGATTTTGATCCTGGTCAGTTTGCTACTGTTAAATCTGCGACAAGAAGTGTTACTCTATCGCTTCTCAACTCGCCAAACACATTCCCTCTAGCAACTCCAGTTGATAGAAGGTTCCAAGATGCTGTCACATTCATTAGAAATAATAGAGACTTTATTTCTGATGAAGTTGTTGGAAGAATCAACGACGAGTTCAAAAAATCCTACTACTCTGTCTATAATATTGCAGGAACTGCATCAAGTCAATTTACTCCTACAGATGTAAGTTATAATCCTGCTACAGGAGATTCAGTATTTACTGTTGCTAATCATGGTCTTGGTTTGGGTGATGGTGTCAGAATCGATGATGATTCGGTTGTGTTCACTTGTGCCATGGATGGCAACCTGACTGAGCATAGTGCTCCACAATCTCATCATTATTCAAGTGGAAAAACTCTACCTATCACGGCAAGCACAACAAATACATTTACTGTAAATGTAGGTGCTTCTGGACCCGATCAACAATATACTCCATCCAATGCAACTTATAATCCAGCTACGGGTGACATGGTTCTCACCATTGGAACTCATGGATTGAGTATTGGAGAAGGTGTTGTTATTGACGACAATTCTATTTCATTCACATGTCAGATGGATGGTTTTGATACCGCCAAGACATACCCACGTCCAGGAATCGATCCATTTGCTGGAAGATCTATTCCTATTACGGATACTAGCGATACTACCATCACGTTGTATGTTGGTGTTTCTGGTCCTAACGTAACATTCACTCCAACGAATGCCACTTACGATCCAGCAACTGGTGACATGGTTGTCACTGTTGGTCAGCATGGTCTTGGAGTTGGACGTAGTATTGTTCTTGCAGACGAATCACTTACGTTTACATGTGATTCTGATAACAATCAATCAAACCAATCATATCCTCGTGACAGTGATCCATTCAGTGGTAAGTCTATTGCTATTACTGCTGTGGGAACAACTCAGCATACAGCAACAGATGTTGACTACGATGCAGTTACAGGTGATACAGTAATCACAGTTCCATCTCACGGTTTTACGACTGGAGATTTTATTAAGATCGAAGATGGATCATTAGTCTTTACATGTGATCTTGACGGTAATACTGTTCAGAAATCATATCCTCGTCCTTCGTATGATTATCCATCTAATCGTTGGTTGTTAATTACAGTAGTTGATTCTGAGAAATTCCGTGTCAATATTGGAGCTTCTAGTTACGAAGGCACACACACGTTTGTAAGCGCATCTAGTAATGGTATTGATCGTCAAGATGGCACTTTCACTTTTAATGTTGGTGCATCGCCTGTAGGTCAGCAATATCCACATACGTTTGTAAGCGCCACTTTAGGTGCTATTAAGCACGAACCACAGTCTATCCATAGTTTCCAAGGATCAACTGCAAATTCTATTAAGCATCTTCCACAGTCTGCACATACCTTTGTAAGAGCAGCAACAGGTGCTATTAAAGTAGGTGGTTCTACGTTTGATATTTACTTAGGAGCTACTACTGATACCCACACATATGTGAGTGGAGGAACAGTAGAATTCGGTGGAAGCACATATTCTATTAGTAATTTTGTATACGATAACATTGTTACTGGTGTTGCTACTGTTACTGTAGCAAATCCAATTAATAATATTACTGATGATGCTACCGTTAAACTTGCAGATATTCTTCTTAGCTGTGCTAATGGACAAAAAGTATATCCAAGTTTCAGTATTCCTGTAGATGATACTCAATGTAAGCAAGACGTTGCTCACTTCCTCAATGCTTTAATCAGGGACCTTGAATTTGGTTCTAACCATAATATGATTGAAGCTGCCAAAAAATATATTGTTGGAGCTAAAATTGATTATGTTGAGAATGAAATTATTCAAACTGTTCGTGCAGTAGAATATACTACACAGTTAGCAATCTTTGCTATGTCTAACTGGAGAATTGGTAATAGAACTCCAGGAGAAGATGTATATACTCCAGTATATTCATCGATACCAAGATATTTTGATGACACGGTAATAACCACAACTGCTACAGATGGAGGAACAATTGCTTGCGCCAATGTAGAGTCAGCAATTAGAACTTTATCTTTCCTCTATGCTGATGTTCTTACAAACAACACTAACGGCACCAATCTCGATGCTGCATATTTGATTGCAAGAAATAGAGATCTTATTGCAGATCTGGCATTAACAGATACAGAAACTCTATACCCATCGTTAAATCTATCAGATACACACCAAAGAAAATGTCGTAGAGATATCAGTCTGATTCTTGGTGGTCTAATTAGAGACTTGTCTCTTGGAGGCAACAGTGGAATTGTTAGTGGTGCAGAATTGTATTACACTGGTGCTGCACTAACAGGAATTGATGCGTCACAATTAGAAGAAACTAGATACGCATATACAAGAGTTGCTGAATACACAAAATCAGCAATGCGTAACTGGTCTAGTTCTACTCTTTCTGAAGTTGTAGAAGTAACACCAACAACTGCTGTGTATACACCAGCAAGCGGTGTAGTAGTTATTCAAATTCCTACTCCATCTACAATTCCAGATTTAAATGACAGAATCGCATTTAAAGAAGGAGCTCTTACATTTACTTGTTCTGGTGGAACTCATGCGAGTCCTACTCCTACAGATAGAAACTACGGTAATAGTCTAGCAATTCTAAACATCAATAATATTGGTGGTGGTATTTTAGAACTTACAGTTAACGTAGGTGATCCTGGAACTGGTAATGTTCCACATACTTTTGATAGTGCTTTAGCAGATGGCACTATTATTATATACAATCCAATTGATACAAGTAATTCTGGTATTCCTAAAACTGAAGATTGGAATATTCTTCTGTATCCTACTACTCCTCTATGTTCTAATGTAGCAACTGCAATTGACACAGCATTTGCGTTGTTTGATGGTATTCTAGAGTATGCAGATGATGATCAGTCAGCCACTGCTATTCAACCTGGAGCAACTGCAATTGATACAGGAACTTTGTATGATACAACAAATATCATTACATATCCTGATTCGTTTATCTACGATGCTGACAACCAGCGCGTAGCAGTTCGTGGTGACTATGATGATTACCCAATCATTGAAGCATCTCCATACACTCAGAACGCATCTGTTATCTCCTTCCTAGGTGGTGGCGGTGCTGAAGTTGATGGTAATAAGGTTAAGCAACCTAACTGCCCCTTCCCTGGTCTTGAGTTAGACGGAACAGCATCCTTCCCCAATCAGGGTAAGTCGATGGTTGCGGCAGCATTCACGATCGTCTCCTTCGGTGGCACAGGTTACAGAGTTGTTAATGATGGTTACACCCAGTTAGTTTCTGTCTTCGTTATTTTCTGTGCAGATGGTGTTCTCGCAGAATCTGGTGGTTACTGTTCTATTACCAACTCCGCTACAAACTTCGGTCAGTTTGCTCTAAGAGCAATTGGATTTAGAGAAGAACCATACATTTTTGATGCTGGTTACTTCTCCTCAGGTTCTTATATTCGTGCTATCGTCACGAACGTTTCTCAGACTCCTACAGGTAGAACAATTCTCACCATCGAGAATCTTGGTAGAGAACCACTAGAGCATTACATCCTTAAGATTGATGGTCTCAGAAATGTTGATGAAGATACCGAATTCTTCGTTGAAGAGATTACTCAAGTCGGTGCTGGTCCACCGTTCACTGCTACATGTATTTTTGACGATGGGTCTGGTAGTCCTGTCGAAATGGTTGACATTGCTACAGGAGCAACTATTAATGCTGCCAATTTGAGTGGCAGAACTGTCAACCTGCACAGACCATCTATTGTTAACTCTTCCTCGCATACGTGGGAATTTGCTGGTTCAGGAACTAACTACTTGGCACTGCCTGAAAACGGTGGAACTAAAATTGAAGCAAACGAGCAAGTATCTGAATTCTATGGACGTGTATACGTTTCTGGAACTGACGAACTTGGTGACTTTAAGGTTGGAACATTTGCTAAGATCGAGAACAGAACTGGTGCTATCACCTTTACTGGAACGGTTACCATCTCGGAAGTTGAATTCTTGAAACTGAAAGGTGGCGACGTTGTTGTCACAGGTTTCGATGACTCTAACACACTTGGTGGTGCATCTTCTTCTGACAGTAAGATCCCAACCCAGAAGGCAGTTAGAGACTTCATCACTAACAACCTTGGTGCATACATCCAGAAAGAATACTCTACCAACTCTGTTCCTAGAGCACTGGTCGAACTAACTGACTCTGGTAAGATCTCCCTAGACCAAATTCCTGCTCTAAGACCATTTGAAGTCTTCACAGTTTCAAACCTATCTGAAAGACTCGACATTGAAGGAGCACTTGCTGGTGACATCGCAATTCAGCAAGATAATAATACATCATTCATTCTGAATAATGATAATGATAGTTTGTTCTTAGGATTTGCTGTAGATCCTACACTAACTTTCACTATCAATGATATTTTTGAGGGAAGTATTTCTCAGGGACAAATTCAATCAACTGAATACAGACAAGGCGTCATGTATCAGATTGTTATTACTGATCCTGGTTCTGGATATACTATCCCCCCAACTCTTACCATTTCTGGCGGCAACCCAGGACTAGGTGCAATTGGTGCATCTGCAAGTTGCACTATTGCAAACGGTCAAGTTGTTACAGTATCGATTGATGAGTTCAATGGATATGTTGGTGGTTTTGGTTATACAACACAACCAACAGTTACATTCACTGCTCCTCCTGCAGGCGGAACACAAACAACTGGTCTTGCATTAATCGAGAGCAGACTGTATGGTAATATTGTTAACGCTATTAAGATTACAGATACTGATCAAATAGAATCTAGTGATCTTCCCGCAGAAACTGTTAACTTAACAAGAACTATCAACACTTCTGCTGGTGATAGTAACAACTGGGTATCACTATCTACCTCAACTGTTGATGCTAGAGACATCACGGGTGGTCCTATTGCTACGGACCTACTTGCTACCAACTCTACTGCTGCAAACTCCTACACATTCCTGAGAGGTGATCAATCTTATGCTCTGGCAGTTCAATCGCTGAAGTCTCCAGAAGAAAGATACTTTGCAAAACTGACTGTTCCTGCTCAGTCTGGTTCAATCAACATGGTCTTTGCGACCAACCAAAATGCATTGCAGGGTCACCTAATTGTTGATAGTGTTCTTGGAATTCCATCAGAAACTATTATTCAATCTGTAACTACAGAAAGTGGTCTGACTACGATTGGATTTGCTCAAGAAAAAGCACTAACCTCAACAATTCCAGCTGGAACAATTATTGAGTTTAGAAGAGCAACATCTCCAATCAGATTTGACTCTACATTTACCGAAGGTAACTTTATTGAAGAAATCATTATTGCCGATGGTGGTAATGGATTTACCAATGGAGAATATTTCAACCAGAATGTTGTCGGTGGCAATGGTCAAGGGTTAAAGGCAACTTATATTGTAGAAAACAATCAAGTTGTTGATGTTCTAATCACTAGTGGTGGTTCTAATTATACTCAAGACTTCTCTACTAATCTTGCTCCAACTGTCCTAGGAAGTGGAACTGGTCTTGATCTTAGATGTAAGAGATCTACTATTAATAGACAGTATGCAAACGTTACTGTTGATATTGATAGAGTTCAAGAAGGTTCTGTTGACCCAGAATACGGAACAGTTGGTGTTGCTAGATTCGATAAGGCACAGTTCTTTATTAACGTTGGTGGAGAAGGTTCCATCAGACTGAAGACTGCTGCCAACAGTATTGACTCTGGACTAGATGCTGACTTGCTGGATGGTAAGCAAGGTTCTTTCTATCAGAACGCAGGTAGTTTGACTTCAGGAACACTTGATTCTGATAGATTAGCAGGAAGTTATAATATTAATATTACTGGTCAGTCGCAGAATACTATCAGACTGCTGAGTGGTATTAACAACCCCTCCTCTAACCCATCTCCAAATACGTTCAGCACAGGTATTATTTCTGATACCAAGAATAACAACGCCGACCAATTAGTTGATGGCGGAACCAAGCATATGGTTCTGACCCTAAGATCTGGTCCTGACGCTACATATGGTGGCATTAGACAGTTGGCATTCACAGACAACGACAACATGTGGTTGCGTGGTTCTGGAACTGGTGTTGCTACATTTGGAACATGGGCTAAAATCTGGACATCAGAAAACGATGGTATTGATACAGGTCTTGATGCTGACCGCCTTGATAATAAGCAAGGAACATGGTATCAAAATGCTCTAAACATTAACTATGGAACAGTTTCTGCAAATAGATTACCTACATTCCAAGCAGCAACTTCTTTCAGAAATACCCTGAAGGTTAAGTCTTTCAATGGTGATCCTAAGTATAACATTTACGTTTCAGGCAGAATTCTATCAACTCTACCTACACCTAACCCATTCACTCCTGGTAATGCGGTTAAAGTTTATAATGCCAACTCACAGGCAATTGGTGATCTTGAAATTGATAACTTGATTATCAACGATGATACTTCAGATAACTTTAACGATTATACAATTATCCAAGCAAGACTGATCTCTGGTGGATTTACGGGTGCTCTGACAATTGGAACAGCAAGTAATAGAGTTGAGTTCCAAGACTTTACGATTGCAGATGATAACAATATTGATATTGCTATTCTAGAATCCGATGGAGGAACTGCTAATCTACGCCTAGGTAGAACAGATGGTAATGCATCTAACCCTGGCATTTACTTCAGTTCTTCTCAACTTGCTGCAAATTACAACTCATCTATTGTTGCAACTGGAGGAACAGGAGTTGATGGTTCTGGAACACTAAATGTTCAAGTTGTTGATTCTGATGGATTCACTGTCAAAGGAAACATTATTTGGAATGAAGGTAACGTTGCATTTAATGACACCAATATTGTTACTACCTACGATGGTCTTGGTCTTCCAACACTAAGAAGCGCAGTAATGCGTGATGGATCGGGTGACTTCTCTGCTAATCAAATTACAGTCAAAGCAGGATTTGATGGTATCGTTGGTGCTTCGTCACTGAACGTATTGAAATCTGGTGATACAATGACTGGCACCTTGGATATTACAGGTGCTGGTTCTGGTCTATCAGTTCAGGGAATCACTGGTTTGACTGGTGACGTTACCATGGATAACGATCTTACTATCGGAACTAATGTATTATTTGTAGATGAATCCGAAGAAGAAGTTGGTATCGGAACTCTTGTCCCATCAGATAAACTATCTGTGGTTGGTGGTTCCTTCTCCATTGCTTCTGGAAGTGGTTCTAATTCGATTGGAACTACTAATGGTTTCGGTATTGTATACGATACCACTAACGGTGTCGCTTATCAAATATCGAAGTCCAATAGTGGAAACACTTCAATCACTTGGGGAACTTCTGAGAGTGGAACTACTAGCAATAAGTTGACTCTTGATCCTTCAGGTGATCTTTATCCTCTCCTGTCTACTCAAGATTTGGGTCTGAATGCTACCAATAACAGATGGAGAAATGCATATATCAAAGATGTATATGCTAAGTCTTCTCTGTCAATTCAAGATGCTTCTGCTAATGCAGGAGCTCCTGCATACTTCCTAGGTGCCTCTGGTTTCCGTAACTTCCGAATTGGCAACCAACTGTTAGAAAATAATGCATTTGAAATTACTGCAAGCACCCAAGATGGTGGTCAGTCATGGAACGCTACTCCTGCACTGTTCATTCAAGGTTCTACTAATAGAGTTGCAATTAATACCAAAAACTTTAGTGGAACTGATACATCAGAATCAACACCTGTATCTAGAGACTATCAACTGAATATTCAAGGTGACCTGAACTTCAATGGTCAACTCTTCCAAAACAATGAAGAGTTTGTTACTTCAAGATGGACACTGAATAAGACTACTAATAACATCTGGAGACTGTCTAAAGTTGGTGTTGGCAAATCTGACCCAGTTTATACCTTAGAGACTGCTCCTCTAGTTGTATCTGGATCTCAAGTCAATGACGGTTCAGTTAATGTTGGAGGTTCTACTTTCAGTTCTGGTGTAAACACTAGTGTTGTATATGCAAACGCAGATCCTCAGTATATTGATACTTATGGTGTTTTTAAAACAAACCGTAATTCAGTCAACGAAAATATCACAGTTCCTTCAGCAACAAATGCTATGAGTGCAGGTCCTCTAACTATAAATAACGGTGTAGTCGTCGTTATTCCAAACGGTTCTTCCTGGTCGGTTGTCTAAATATGAGTTCACTATACGTCAATAACATCCAGTCATCAACTGGAACTGTTGTAACTATACCAGCTGGCAATGCACTGTCATTTGCTGGAACGCAACTAAGTTCAAACACTATCTTACCTACACCCCAAGCAGGTAAGATGGTATTTTCTAATGGAACTAACTATGAGTTTGGTGACTATGGTGCTGTAAGAATTATTCAGTTTCAAAGTAACTCAAGTTACGTAGTTCCTAGTAATGTTTCGATGGTTCACGTTAAATTGTGTGGAGCTGGTGGAGGTGGGTCTGGACATGGAGAGTCTGGAGGAGCTGGTGGTTATGCTGAGGGATTCTTTACTGTTCAGCAATTGGGCGGTGTTGGATCAACAATATCAATCACTGTAGGAAGTTCTGGAACTGCAACATATTATTCTGGATCTAGTGGTAATGGTGGAACAACATCATTCGGAAGTTTGATGTCCGCAACTGGGGGAAGAGGTGCCAACAGTGTAAACCAACACTGTGGTGGTCATGGTGGACTTGGATCTGGAGGATCAGTAAACCTTTATGGTGGTGGTGCTGGCGGTCACGTCACATATAATCATAGAGGCGGATCTAGTTACTTTGGTGGCGGTGGTGCTGCTGGACACCCACAAGGTGGAGCGTATGCATTCAACCACTCTCAAAATTCTGCTCCTGGTGGTGGTGGTGCAGGAGAGCATTATAGATCATACTCAGGAGGACTTGGGAAAACAGGTATCATCGTAATCATGGAGTATAGATAAATGTCAGTATTAAGAGTAAACGAGCTTAGGTCACAAACAGGCAACACTATTAGTATTCCTTCGGGTCATGAATTGGTTTTGGATACCACTCCAATCAATTCAAATGCTTTGCCTCCAACAGCAGGAACTGCTAATTCAGGAAAATTTCTAAAGTCAAGTAATGGTTCTTCCATTGGATGGGAGTCTGTAGGTCCAGTTGCTATCAGAACATTTACTTCCAGCGGAACTTGGTCTAGACCATCTGGTGTTACCAAAATTATGGTAAGACTTGTAGGAGGTGGTGGAGCAGGTTCAGGTGTTGGAGAATCTGGTGCTGCTGGTGGATATTCAGAAAGGTTACTTGATGTAACTTCTATCAGTAGTGTATCAGTAACTATTGGGGCAGGTTCATCTTCTTCTACCACATATTCGGGAAGATCAGGTAATGGTGGAACAACATCATTTGGATCGTATTTATCGGCAACTGGTGGTAATGGAGCAAACACATCACACCAGCACTGCGGTGGTCTTCCTGGACTAGGTTCTGGAGGAGACGTTAACCTCTATGGTGGTGGCGGAAATGGACATTCTTACTATGGTTGTGGGGATGGAGGGACATCATTTTTTGGTGGATCTGGGGCAGTTGGTCACCCACAAGGTGGACAATATGCACACAATAATTCTGACTCTGCTGCTTTTGGCGTAGGTGGCGGTCCTGGTTATCATACATCCACACAAGGTGCCAAAGGCAAAAGTGGCGTTGTAGTAGTATACGAATTTAAATAAAATGAGCACTCTATCAGTAAATAATATCGAAGCGGCACAAGGTGGTGTCGTTAATATTCCTTCAGGTTATAGTATATCTGTCGATGGCATTTTAATTAATGGCGACACTTTACCTCCAACTCCGACTGGAAGTAATCAAGGTCAAGCACTCTATGTTAATAGTAGTGGAAGTCTAGACTTCTCAACTTCTGGTCCCAGAAGTATTCAAACGTTTACTTCCAGTGGAACTTGGAATAGACCATCAGGTATTTCAAAAGTTCTTGTCCAAATTGTTGGTGGTGGTGGTGCGGCTTCTAGTTATGGAGAATCTGGTGCTGCTGGAGGATTTTCAGAAAAACTAATTGATGTTACTGGAACTAGTAGTGTAACTGTTACTGTTGGTCAAGGTTCATCTGCATATACATCATACTCAGGTAGAGCAGGTGCTGGTGGAACATCTTCATTTGGTTCCTTTATGTCTGCTACTGGAGGTGGTGGTGGCAATAGCGCACACCAACACTGTGGTGGTCTTCCTGGACTAGGTTCTGGTGGTGATCTAAATATCTATGGAGGTGGCGGTGCTGGTCACTCATATTATGGAAGATTTGGCGGAGGAGACTCTTTCTTCGGTGGCGGTGGTGCTGCTGGACACCCACAAGGTGGTTACTATGCTTACAATAATAGAGAACTAGTTGCTGCTGGTGGTGGCGGATCAGGTGGTTATCATTACTACAGTCATGGTGCTACTGGAAAAGATGGTGTTGTTATTGTATACGAATATTCCTAAATATTAAAGAGAAAAATTTTTTAAAAATGAAAAGAGTATTAGTAGATTACAGAGGACTAATCAGCGAAGTCGTTGAAGTTGGTTCCGAGTTCCCTGTTTATAACGGAGAAGATGCTACCCTTAAGTGGGTGCTTTGTCCTGATGACGAAGTAACTGCTCTCTGGCATCTTTCTGAGGGACAGTGGGTTTCTCCAGAAAAGAAAGTTGACTACGATCAAAACATGAAAAGAAAGATTGCCTATGGAGACATTGGCGATCAACTTGATCTACTCTTTAAAGATATTAAATCAGGACATTTGTCTGATGGAGAATGGGTTGCCAATGTAGATAGAGTAAAGGCAGAAATCGAATCACAGCGTTCATACGAAGCAAACGCATCTAACTTTGAAGGAAAAGTTAGAATAAAAATTCATGGAACCGAAGATCCTTCGTGGAACTATCTACCCAATTCTGATTTGATTCCCCCCGAATTCCCTAACGACAACTGATAACATCTCTATATTATGAAAGTCAATTCAATATGCATTGTCGGTGGTGGCACTGCTGGATGGATGTCTGCGGCAACTTTCTCAAGAGTTTTTCCTGATAAACGAATTACTCTTGTCGAGTCTCCATCTATTGCTACCATCGGTGTTGGTGAATCTACCACTCAGTTTTTTAGAAAGTGGTTGAACTTTATTGATCTTGATGATTCATGGATGGAAGAATGTGATGCCACATATAAATTTAGTGTAAGGTTTGAAAACTTCAACGAAGAAGATCCTTTTCACTATCCATTTACAACACAAGACACAAGGAAAAATCCGACTGCGTGGTTCATACACAAAGCAATTACTCCAGGATTGTCTGTGAGTGATTATGCTGATTGGTATGCTCCACAAATGAAAGCAGTTAATGAGGGTAGAATACCAACCCAAGACTTTGATAGATTTGTTCTGAAGAGAGATACAGGTTTCCACTTCGATGCTACTAAGTTTGCAACTTGGTTAAAGAATAATCTATGTCAGAATGTAGAGCACATTGAAGCAGATGTTATTAATGCCGACCTAGATGAGTCTGGCAACATAGAGAGTTTACATCTCAACAATGATTCAACGTTGAAAGCAGATCTATTCATTGATTGCACAGGATTTAGATCTTACTTGATCAATGATATCATGAAGACTCCCTGGGAGACCTTTGATGATATGCTACCTAATGATAGTGCATGGACTGTAAGACTTCCATACACAGATAAAAAGTCTCAGATGAGGACTTATACTAACTGCACTGCATTGAACAATGGTTGGGTGTGGAATGTCCCATTGAGAAATAGAATAGGAACAGGATACAACTATTCATCGAAGTTCATTAGTGATGAGGACGCTCTAGAAGAATTTAAAGAGCACCTTGGATATCCCGAACAAACTCTATGTGAATATAGAAACATCAAATTCAAGACGGGAGTCTCAAAGAAACCCTGGAACAAAAATGTCCTTGCAATTGGATTGTCTGGTGGATTCATTGAACCCTTAGAATCAAATGGATTGCTTAGTGTCCATGAATGGTTGATCTATGCTTCTCAAATAATTGGAGACAATGCAGTAAGAGCATTAGATATTAATGCATTCAACTTCACTGTTACCAAGGAGTTTAAAACTTTTGCTTACTTTGTATATTATCACTATGCTTTATCAACTAGAACTGACTCTCCATACTGGAAGTATATGACAGAACAGTATGATGGACATGGAGATCTTCATGAAGAATATTTGTATAAAACTAGAAAGGCAACTACGCCATTGAACAAACTAGAATATGAAAAATTTACTTATACTAACTATAGTGGTGAATCTTTTATCATGGCAGGACACGGATACAATCCATTCAATCACGTAACTTTAAGACTTCTAGAGACAGAAAACGTCATTAACAAACGTTCATATATATCTATAGATAACTACAAACATTACGAAAGTTTAGTTAATACATTCCCGTTTGCTCACGAATATTATGCAAGTTGAAAAGATTGTCATTGTTGGTGGTGGTTCGTCTGGATGGATGACTGCAGCACTGTTGGCTAAGCAGTTGCCCCACATTGATCTAACAGTGATTGAACCTGAAGATATTCCTACGGTAGGTGTTGGGGAATCAACGCTAGGACATATTAACAGATACATGAAGATGATTGGCATCCTCGATAGAGAGAAGGAGTGGATGCCATACTGTGCTGCAACGTATAAAGTATCAATTCAGTTTACAGATTTTACAAACATTGGAGATAGATTCCAATATCCATTTGGACAAATGGATTATAGTAATGATATTAGTCTTCAAGACTATGCTTATATCAAAGCAAAACATCCTGAATTTGAAGTTCCATATGCTAACTTCTATAATCCTATATCATACCTAGCAGACAATAATAAGATGACTTCTGATTCTAGGGTTATCAGGAATTTTGATTTCAATTATGACACATCATATCATTTTGACGCTGCTCGTTTTGGGGAATGGTTAAAGATTAATATCTGCGAACCAGAAGGTGTCACGGTAATTAGAGATTCAGTTGAAGATATTAATGTCAATGATGATGGTATTGAATCATTAGTATTGAAAAAAGATAAATCCAAAATTACTGCAGATCTATTCATTGATTGCACTGGATTCAAATCTCTTCTTCTAGAGCAGACTATGGGTTCTGAGTTTGTAAGTTTTAGTGATGTTCTTCCTAATGACAAAGCAATTGCTACAAAAATTCCATATGCAGATAAGAAAAAAGAAATTCATAATGTAACAGACTGCCATGCTTTATCTGCTGGTTGGGTTTGGGATATTCCTTTGTGGCATAGAAGAGGAACTGGATATGTATACTCCAGCAAATATATTAGTAGAGAAGATGCAGAGACAGAATTTAGAGCACACCTTGCCAAGACTCTAGATCCAAAGAGAGCAGAAGAAGCAGAATTTTTTGAAATTGATATTCGTCATGGAAAAAGAAAAAGAGCATGGGTTAAGAACGTAGTTGGTATTGGACTCTCCTATGGGTTCTTAGAACCTCTAGAATCTACAGGACTTTTCACTACGCATGAAAATGCTATTATGCTAGTTAACACCCTTGAGAGACGTTCTGGGTTTGTCTCAAAGGTTGATGTCGATGGATATAACTATGCTGCAGATCATATCATCGAATGCTTCAAGTCATTTATTCAGTTCCATTATTCCCTGTCACAGAGAGAAGATAGTCAATATTGGAAAGATCAAATTCATAACACTCCTTTGTATTACAATGATGATCCTACTGACATTACATTGACATCTCCAAGATTGTATAAGGAATATTTACATGCAGTAAATGTAGCTAATGTCAGTGAAGACCTACAAGGATTAAATTATATTGCAGGAGGGATGGGGTATAGTCATGTTGGAGCATCCGAAACTAACTTCAGACTCACCAAACAATACGCTGACGCATCTAGAATAAATAAGGGTATGGTAGTATCTAGACAAACAAGAGACTATGTGATGCGCCAAATTGTTAATATGCAGTCTACTTATGAATTTCTCCAAAATAATGTCTACTTTGAATATATTTCAACAGAGAGAAAATACACACCGAAAGAATACAACTTCTAAGATTAAATTTATTTCAACTGTTCCTGGAGTGAGCACTTTATATCCAATCACTCCATCAACAAAATATAAAAGAGAATGGCTTAGTGAAGAAAAAGCAGATTATAAAGAAAGAAAATCAAAGTGTCCTGTTAATAGTCTGGTAGCACCTCTTATAGGTTCTATTGCAAAATGTCCTGCTGTAAAAGCAACAATGGGGTCAGGATATATCCTGAGGGCACCAGCTGATTTTAAGATTCATACGAATGGCGATGGAGAAACACTACTACCAACAGCAAGAGATATTCACCAACGTTACACTTATATCGTAACACATGAAAAAGAAATTACTGATTGGTTACTAAGTCCTGCTCTAAGAGAAAAAACAGTAAAGACTGTAGTCAAAGTTAATACTCCATGGAGACTCATCTGTCCAGATGATGATATTGTTTTCATGGTAACTCCTGTTCCATTCACACAGGAAGATCGTTTCTCAGCAGTTCAGGGTATCCTAGATCCAAAAACTGCATATGAGGTAAACGTCCAGTTGTATTGGCATGTTATGGAAGGAGATATTGTTATTAAAGCAGGCACTCCTCTATGTCAATATATTCCTATTTCAAGAAAAGCATTGACTGCTGAAATTGAATGTTATGATGCCACCCATTATGATCATCAGATGGAAGATGAGATCTATTATGCAGGTATTCATACTTACATGGAAGAATCTACAGGGACAGAAAAAATGTTGAGAATTTCTAAAATTATGAAAAAGTATTATGGAAATTAATTTATTCCCAACACCAATTTACAAAAGATCAATTCGTCCTACTGAATCAGAAAAAAATACTTGCGATGAATTTTTTGCAAATATATTTGATAAGTTAGATAAGAATGTGTGGCCAGGTGAGTCTGGAAAATCAACAGGATACTATGATGTAGACTTACATACAAGACCAGAATTTAAATGGTTGTTTGATAAAATGATAGAACCATTGAATACTTATTGGTGGGAGGTATTAAAATACCACCATGCTTTAGTTCCTACAATAACTAGTTCGTGGGCGAATCTTCATATGAAAGGAGAGTCTACTGATGTCCACTCACATGTTGATGGTTATGACGGACTCAATCATATTTCTGGAGTCTTTTACTACAAGAAGCAAAAGGAAGAAGAAAATATTAAATTTGCAAATCCACTCGATTCTTTATTAAGATGTCAACCATACAGAGACATGAAAGGCATTGAAGAAATTTCTACACCACTAGAGACTGAATCATATGATCTATTAATTTTTCCTTCTTGGTTGAGACATAGAGTTGATCCAAACGTATTAGACGAACCACGTATTGCTATATCATTTAACTGCAGAGGAAATTATGCTGGCACAGAAAACTTCATTAGATGACTTTACTTTATGGAGTCCTAGTTCAGTATACTTTAATGATTTTATTAAAGTAAAGTCATTGAAAGATTGGGAGTATGAAAGAAAGGACAACTACTGGATTGCGGAGTCTCCATTTTATGAAGATGGGTTGGATAGGTTTAGAGACTTCGTAGCGCAATCTCCAGTATGGAGAACTAATTCAGAAAAAGTATTTAAAGAGAACAATCCTTTTGCTACTATTCATTTACCTACTTGGGCAACAACTGGTGTTTGTCAATTGCTTAGGGATTTTTTTGTAGTAGAATGTGGTAGTAATTTTTATAATTATCACTACGAAGAGTGGGGTAATATTTTTGATAGAAATTATTGCAAACCATTAAAGAGATGGAGAATTCCTCATATGGATTGGCCGAAAGGAATTGTAGGAAACTTATGGTTTGATGGCGGACAATCTACAGGAACTAAACTATATCGTTACAAAAGAGATGTAAGCGTTACTCAAATGGAATTTCATTACAACACAGAACTTCCTCAACATCAAAAATGGATTTCATATGCTGATGATGACAGAGCAAATGAATGGTTTAATTTTGAAGACACAGATTACTGGGAGTTTGAAGAGATTGATTTTGCTCCTGCTAAAACTGGAACCATGACTTTATACCGTAGTAATACGGCACACGATCCTTTCATCACCCCAGACACTAATTTCAGATGGTCTCATACGTTCTGTTGCTTTATTGATCATGTATCTTGAACCAGTATTTTCTACACCTATATGGTCAGAGCAATTAAATCTAGACTTACCAAGTCTTGAAAGATATGCATATAATCTTCAGGAAAAAGATTCTGGCAGAGTCATATCAAATCATGGAGGTTGGCAGTCTTCTGATATATTTGAGTTTGATAATACTCCTATCGAACCTCTAATAAATAATATTAGGAAACTACTAAAGGTATGTTTTCAAACACTGGAAGTCCCAAATATTCCAGTCATAGACAACGCATGGGTTAATATCAATCCTCCAGGATCTTTTAACAAACCACATATTCATGGGAATAATTGTTTTCTTGCAGTTGTATTTTACGTAAAGGCATCAAATGATAGCGGAAGTATATTTTTTGATAGAGGTTCTCTTCAAGAATATATCTTAAGTAATTTTGTTCCTGACGGTAGGAATACTTTTAACAGTTCTAGATGGCAGTATCAATCAAAAGAAAATCAAGTTATTATTTTTCCATCTTGGATTTCTCATTCTGTTGGCGTGAACGAGTCAGATAGCGACCGAATCTCTATAGCATTAAATGTAAAAATATGATTGAAATTAATAATTTTTTATCCGACAGACTAAATCGCCATTACGAAAATATTTTATTCCATGGAGAGTTCCCTTGGTATTATGCCGATAACATTACAAATAGTCCCACGCATTTTAATTCATATCCTATAGATTATAAACAGTATGGATTTCATCATACTTGTTTCATGGAGTATGAATCTAGAAGTTCTACTTTATCATACTTTACTCATCTAGTAGAACTGGTTAAAGATCAACTACCAGAAAATCCAGAAGGTCATGATTGGGAATTGTTTAGAGTGAGGTGTGGATTTAATCTTCCATTAAGTCCTGTTAATAAAAGATATGCTTCTCTAGATCATAATCAACCACATGTTGATCATGATAACATAGTTGTTACTGGTAAAACTTTAACTTGTTTGTATTATGTTAATGATACGGATGGAGATACTTTTATTTTTAACGAGAAACTAAAACCTGCTCCTTCATCATGGCCAGCAAAATTTACTGTTAAGACTAGAGTAAATCCTAGCAGAAATAAATTGTTAATTTTTGATGGCGATCATTTTCATGCAAGTTCTAGTCCTACTGAGTATGAATCAAGATTAGTATTAACATTTAATTTTCATGATAGACGTTACCAACTTTCATAAATTTTTAGAAAAAATACATTCAGAATGTTTGTTCGATGAAAAACCTCTTCATGGAAAGAATGTTTTTTCTGAACCAGTAGCTACATGGAATGATGTCAATACTGTAATCAACTTCAATCAAGGAGTAGTAGACATTATTGATAGCAATGGTGATCGTGTAGATATTCCTGCACTGAAATACTTTTGGTCTAGTAAAATTTTACAAAGTAAAGTTGAGATTACAAAGCAGATTGCAGAAGGAAACTGTTTTTCTATATCACAATGTTTTTATCTAAATGAACCTGTCAATTATATACTTGCATTGTTAGAAGACAGATTTGATTTGATATGTGATGCACACTTATATGGTGGTATTAGTGGGGAGGCAAATTCATTTCATCCACATGTAGATATACCTTCCAACTTTATTATCCAACTAGATGGTGATACTGCTTGGACAATATATAAGAACACTGCGTCTGATATGTATCCCCAAGAATATATCAACTCGTTTAGATCACTAAATTTAGAACCAGAGATTGAAGTTACGCTAACTCCTGGAGATATGTTATACATTCCACCCAGAAGATTTCACAAAGCAAGACCAAGCGGCAAAAGATTATCTTTGAGTATACCTGCTGCATCTAAAAAGTATACCAACGCTAGACCTATTGACAGACAGATGTATGACGTTACCAAATGATGTTCACTTAGTTAAAAATCATCTTCATAAAGATGTGGTGTCTCTCCTACTGTCTGAGATCAGAATTTTTGTGAAGGCATCAGATATTTTTGAGGATCGTAGTGGACATGTAGATGATACTTTTAATTGGTATTCTCCACCTGGGTGTGAAGCATTGATGATCAATCTAAAACAATTTGTTGAAGAAAAAATAGGATTAAATTTACATCCAACATATAGTTATGCTAGAATCTACCAGGAAGGTAGTGAACTCAAAAAACATCTAGATAGAAAAAGTTCTGAACATGTTGTTACTTGCTGTTTATATAAAGAATCTCCATATCCTATTACCATAGATGATGGTGATACTCTACATCATATAGATTTAGAGGTAGGGGATATACTAATATTCCCTGGAAGAAAGTATTTTCATTGGAGAGATAAATATCAGGGAAAGGAACATATTCATTGTTTTCTTCAATACGTTGATGCTGATGGTTCATTGGCAGACTACAAGTATGATACTAGACCATGCTTGGGTTCCAACTACCAATTTACAGATCAAAAAGTTAAAGATGAAATGATACGAGGTTATTAATGTCTACAGAAACTGAAGAGAAAAAAGATCTTAAAACTTTTGATGAAGTTTGGGATAGTTTCTCGGAGCGACTTGCTGATGCTAGAGTAGCTCTAATAAATAAGAGAGAAGAGATTGAAAAACAAACAGAAATCTCTACGCGAATTGATCTAACAGAACATCATGATCTACAGATCATGGTGCATAAGTTAGAAGCGGCACTTGAAACTCTAAACGTAGTTAGAGTCGAGTGCTTAGGACTAGAATCATTAATCAATTATGAGGCATAAAAATGGACACTGAACAACTTAAAAAGAATTTTGACGATCAACTTGCTCAAACTCTAAAGCAAATTGGTGAACTTAAAGAAAACCTAAAGAAGGCAGAGGAATATAAATTGAAGCTAGAGGGAGGTCTCGAAACCTTGCTTATGTTGAATCCTCCAGAAGAAGAATCACCTGCAGAAGAACCAGCAGAATAACTCTAAATCCCTGCCTGATAAATACAGGTAGGGACTTTTTGTATCTAGGTGCATGGCTTCACCATCAAGTAAATCAGAATTGATTGATTTCTGTAAGCGTCAACTGGGAGCTCCAGTGCTGCAAATTAATATTGCAGACGAACAAGCAGATGATATTATTGATCAATCAATGCAATACTATCATGAGTATCATTTTGATGGTGTGGAAAGGATGTATCTGAAGCACAAATTTACTTCGGATGATGTTACCCGTTTCACAGAATCTGATGAAGATACTACTTCACCAAACTCAGATGCTTGGGAAAATAGAAATAACTATATTGAAGTTCCTGATGCAGTAATTGGTATTGCCAAAGTATTTGGTGTTTCCTCAAACTTTATGAGGAACAACTTGTTTGGTATGAGTAATCAATACTATTTGATGGACCTGTTTTCATTCTCTTCAGGTTCTGGTTTTGCTTTTGGCAACTTTGATCTTACCAACTATTACATGATCAAGCAGCATTTTGAAACCATTGATATGGTTATCAATACAGGTGCGTTTGTTGAGTATAGATTTAATAAAAGACAAGATCGTTTGTATCTTGATATAGATGCAACAAGAATTGTAGAAGATCAGTATCTACTTATTGATTGTTATCGTTATTTAAATCCAGACGATTTTACTCAAGTTTATAATGATAGTTTTGTTAAGAGATATACCACTGCCTTAATGAAGAGACAGTGGGGACAGAACTTAATTAAGTATAACGCAGTTCAACTTCCTGGTGGTGTTACCCTTAATGGTCGCCAGATCTGGGAAGACGGCAACAATGAAGTGAAAGAACTGGAGTCAAAAATGATGACAGATTACTCACTCCCACCCATGGATATGATCGGATAAGATGCCTACTAGTCCTTATTTCCCAAGTTATTACGGTGGCACATCTGGCGAGCAAGGTCTCGTTCAGGATCTTGTGGATGAACAGATCAAACTGTTCGGCACAGATATCTACTACCTACCAAGAACTATCATTACAGATGGCGTCCTAGACGATATCATCTATAATAAGTTTGAGAGTCAATTTCAAATAGAGATGCTTCTACAGAACGTAGAAGGTTTTGGGTCACCATCAGAATTCATCAGCAAGTTTGGACTTCGTATTACCGACGAGGTTCGCTTTGTTGTGTCTCAACGTAGATGGGAAGAAGCAGCAGATGGTTATACTTTAACTGTCCCTGGTCGTCCTAACGAGGGTGATCTACTTTACTTCCCACTTACAGAAGATATTTACGAGATCAAGTTTGTAGAAAGAGAAGATCCATTCTATCAGTTAGGTAAGATCTACTTCTACACCATGACTGCTGAAATCTATGAATATGGCAGTGATGACATCTCTACAGGTGTTGAAGAGATCGATGCTCTTGAAAGTCTGTTTAGTAGTGCCATTGCTCTCACTCTTTCTGTTGGTGGAACAGGGGAGTTTACTGATGGAGAAACTGTCACAGGTAGCACTACTGGAACAGAAGCAGAAGTGAAGTCTTGGGATAGTGCAACTAGAGTTATGCAAGTAATTAATAGAACAGGAACTTTTGCCACAGGAGAAGCTATTACTGGAAATAGTAGTAGTGCTGTCTGGGTAGTAGGAACCTTCGATACTCTAAATAATACGAACAGCGAGTATGATCAAAATCGAGAGATCGAAGATGCCGCTGATAACATCATTGATTGGACAGAAGGTAATCCATTTGGTGAGTCTGGAAATTTTACTGGTAGTATCTAATGTTTGGATCACATTTTTATAACGAAATTATTCGTAAAAATATTGTTGGATTTGGAACCCTGTTCAATAATATTACTCTCAAAAAAATTGATCCTTCTGATAACTCTGTATTAGAAGAAGAGAAAGTTCCTTTGGCATATGGTCCAAAGGCAAAGTTCTTGACTCGTCTAGAACAGAACCCAGATGTTGGAAGAAAGATTGCTATTACATTACCACGTCTCTACTTTGAGATGACTGGTATTCAATATGATCCCACTCGTAAAACATCTCCGATTCAAAAATATAGAAAGGTTCAAATTGAAGATGGTAATGAAGTAGCAGAACAGTATGTTCCTGTTCCATATACTCTTGAATTTCAACTTGGTATTATCGCCAAAAATCAAGATGATGGTCTACAAATTTTAGAACAGATTCTACCATACTTTCAACCATCGTTTAATATCACTCTCAATATGATTCCAGACATGGATGAGAAAAGAGATGTTGCTATTACATTAAACAATGTTCAGTATGATGATGCATGGGATGATAGTTTTATTGAGCGTAGATATATTACATGGGAGTTATCATTTACTGCTAAGTCTTACATCTATGGTCCTTATGATCAAGCAAGTGTTATCAACAAAGCAATTGTTTACGAAGGGATTAACGCTACTGTTCCACAAAGAACTACTAAAGTTACATACACACCTAAAGCATTACAAGACTATAACACTGATGGCACTATAGATTATCAAGATGATCAATTAGTTGTAGCATCAGATGACTTTGGATTTAATGAAGGGATTGAAATACTATGAGCAAGTTTGAAAATAATATGGAAGATATGTTTGATATCGAAGTTGAATCTACTGATATTGAATCATCAAAACCTAAACCCCCCAGAGAAGCAGATAAGGATGATCAGACAAAAGACTATGAGTTTACTCGTGGTCAACTCTATAATTTGCTGAGCAAGGGACAGGAGGCGCTAGACGGGGCGTTAGAGGTTGCTCAGGAGTCAGGGCACCCTAGAGCGTATGAAGTCGCTGTGAACGCTATGAAGCAGGTTGCAGATGCTTCTGATAAACTTATAGATCTACAAAAGAAGATGAAGGATCTCGAAGCACCCACAAAAAATTCTATTAATAGTAAGACCACAAACAATTTATTTGTTGGTAGCACAGCAGACCTACAGAAAATGCTCAAGCAAATAAATAAACAAGAAGAGTCTGAATAAATATGAAGTCCTTTAAACAACTACGTATTGACATCAACGAAGCAGCAGCCTGGACCAAAAAGTCAGGAAAGAAAAAGTCAGGCGGACTCAACGAAAAAGGACGAAAGTCTTACGAAAAGGAAAATCCAGGATCTGACCTCAAAGCACCAAGCAAAAAGGTTGGAAACCCCCGTAGGAAATCATTCTGTGCTCGAATGAAGGGCATGAGAAAGAGGCAGAAAAAATCTAATAACACAGGTGATGATCGCCTGTCAAAATCATTGAGAGCTTGGAATTGTTAATCATGACTGAAAAGAAACCAATCAAAAAAGATTACGATGGACCACTGTATGCTCCGTGGTCTAAAGTAGTTGCTGGTAAGAAAGCATTTCAAGATAAGAACATAAAACGTAGCTGACTGATACAATTTGTTCCACTACATACACTATAATGTTTGTAGTGGAATATTATCATGCTTGGCATATATGTAATCGTCACTCTCATTATTCTCATGGTAGCGTATGCTGGCATAGAAGAAACTATTCGCTTATTTGCTTATACTGATCTGGTGATCAGATATCAGTGGATCAAATTTAGAATGTTTATGATGAGACGTAAATTAGAACAACAACTAATAAAGGACTTACCAGACTACAACAAACTCATAAAGGAACTGAAAGATGACCAACGATAAGGAACTGTCTAGTCTCAAACTTGAGAGAAAAGAATGTCCTAAATGTGGTGCTACTTGGATTAACGGCAAGCATGTGTTTAGAGGCACTGCCGCATCATACGACAAGAGTGAACTAGACCT